CCTGAATTGGAAGCATGTATGGAGGTGTGGGGTTTCATGGAGATGATTCATAGTCGCTCCTATACCTACATTATCAAAAACATCTATTCAGACCCTTCTGAAGTGTTTGATACTATCATTCATGATGCGCGTATTCTGGAACGTGCTAGGAGCGTTACCGAGTCTTATGATGACTTTATTCAATCAGCACAACAATATGGTGTATCCGATGCATGGTTACACAATCTTGAAGGAGTCTCATACGCAAAAGCAACAATCAACGATGTCAAACGAAAACTGTACAGAGCAGTCGCAAACGTTAATATTCTTGAAGGTATTCGGTTCTACGTTAGTTTTGCTTGTAGTTTCGCCTTTGGTGAACTTAAGCTTATGGAAGGATCCGCTAAAATCATTAGTCTCATCGCAAGAGACGAAAATCAACACCTAGCAATTACTCAGAACATTCTGAATAAGTGGAGAGAAGGTGATGATCCTGAAATGCAACAAATTGCAAAAGAAGAAGAGGAATGGGTTTATGCAATGTTTGATCGTGCTGTAAACGAAGAAAAGAAATGGGCAGACTATCTGTTCAAAGATGGCAGCATGATTGGACTTAACGATAAACTTCTTCAGCAATATGTTGAGTGGATTGCAAACCGAAGACTCAAGGCAATAGGACTTAAACCACAATACGATATTTCAGCAAACAACAACCCGCTTCCTTGGACTCAGCACTGGATTTCCTCCAAAGGACTCCAGGTAAGTCCTCAGGAAACTCAAGTTCAGTCTTATATTGTTGGTGGAATTAAGCAAGATGTTGCTGCAGATACATTTAGTGGATTTAAACTTTGACAAATACAACAAACTGAAATATAATATTATATAAATAGTATTAGAGTTCAATTTGTTAAAATGTATTATGTTTATGAGTTAATAGACCCGAGAGTTAATCTTCCTTTCTATGTCGGAAAGGGGAAAGATAAACGGGTCTATTTTCATTTGTCTGAAAAATCAAGGGCAAAATCAGATAACTTTAAAAAGTTTGATAAGATTAAAAAAATAAGAAAAGAAGGTTATGAACCTGAAGTTAAAATAGTTGAATATTTTGAGAATGAAAATGATGCATACAAGTATGAGGAGGAACTAATTAAAAAATATGGAAAAAGAGATATTGATGAAGGTGGAATATTAACGAATATTTGTGAAAGTGCAAGACCACCAAAATTAAATGGAAGAACCTATCAAGAAATATACGGGGATAAGTGGGAGGAACAAATACAAAAAAGATTAAAGACAAAAAAAGAAAGAGGAAACTATGGTGGAGTAAGAACTCACACAGAAGAATCAAAGAAAAAAATAAGTGAAAAAGTTTCTGGCAAAAATAATCCAAGTTATGGTGTTCCTTGTAGTGAAGAAAGAAAATTAAAAATAAGTAAAAGAGCAAAAGAAAGATTTGCTGCTGGTTTTAAATCACCATCTGCTAAAACTTGGAAACTTATTTCTCCGGAAAATAAAGAATATATCATTATTGGAGGATTAGAAAAATTCTGTAAATTTCAAAATATTTCATATGCAACTATGTCTGCCGCAATCAAATATAATAGAAAAGGACCAAGAAAAAATGGATGGAGTGTCGAAGAGAAAATTTAGAGTTTCTCTACCAGAGGATAAATGTGTAATAAAACTTCAAGAGTATTGCAAATTTTCTTCAGTTATATTGAAAGTGTTTATAGTTGATAAACCTCTATGTGTAGATGCAAACTGCCATAATAATGTAAACCATTATGTGAATACTTATGGAGGAGAAAAAATAAGTGGATATTATCTAATTACGGATGTTGATAATGATAATTATGGATGTGCGATATATCATAGTATTTGGAAAAACACTTACGAAGAGTTGATAGACATAACACCATTTGACGATGATAGAAAATATAATATGTTTTGTGTTCAGGACACTAAAAAATATTGTTCTGGTGTCTTATATAATGGGAAAGATTATAAAATATTAGAACCAGGAATCAATATTATCTAAAGAATAAATACCATAGATGCTTAGTTGATTATATTAATGAGTTATGATAACCCTTGGATTTATGAAGAGAAAATATTTGACTCGGATCAAATCGGAGATTATTACGGGTTTGTATATCATATACGAAATAATATCAATACTCGGTGTTATATTGGTAGAAAGTATCTGTGGCAGTTCAGAACACCAAAAGGAAAAAGTCGAAAAGTAAAATCGGAATCAGATTGGAAAAACTATTATGGATCTTGCCCGGAACTTAAAGAAGATATTGTTAAGTTTGGCAAACAAAATTTCAGTAGAAACATCATATCCTTACACAGAACAAAAGGAAAAACAAACTACGAAGAAACAAGACAACTTTTTATCAACAACGTCCTCACAGAATCCCTTGACACCGGAGGAGAACCTTCGTTTTATAACTCAAATATTTTAAATCGTTATTTTAGAAAAGATTACTTTTATAAATAACTATAACGGCAACATTCTGTAAATGAAAGAGATTTACCATATACATCACATTATTCCAAGATATATGGGAGGAACTAATGCTCCAAGTAATCTTATAAAACTCCCTCTATGGGCACACGCAGAAACTCACAAAAGATTATTTGAAGTTTATGGTAATATTGAAGATAATATTGCTTATCGTATGCTTTCAGGTAAAACAGAAGAAGGAGAAAAATTAAGAATAGAACTTGCTAAAAGAAACTATCAAAAGTGGTTAAAAGAAAAACCTGAAGAAGTTAAAGAATGGAAAGAAAAAAATAACAAAAATCGTAAAGGAAACCCATCTATTCTTCCTCCAGAACATTATCAAAAACAAGCAGAAAAATTAAGAGGTATTCCAAGGAGTCAAGAAGTTAGAGATAAAATCAGTAAGGCAAAGAAGGGAAAATCTGTTCCTCAACCAAATCAAATGAAAACTTATGAAGTTACAAAACCAAATGGAGAAGTTTTGATCGTTAAAGGATTAAATAAGTTTTGTAAAAATGAAAAAATAGACGCATCAAATATGTGTAATGTTGCTAAAGGAAAGTTCAAGCAACATAAAGGATATAAGTGTAAAATAATAAATACTTAAAAATGTAATATAGATGAAAACATTTCAAGAGTTTATTGTAGAGGCTACATCAAAAAGATTGAACTTTGTAAAAATGTATCATGGAACTTCTACATCGTCTGCAGATAAAATTAAAAAATCTGGATTCAATACTCCTGAAGTTTATACTTCAACATCAAAAGAAACTGCAAAATCTTTTGGACAAAGAAAAGGTGAAGATACTAAAGTGATGTCTTTTAGAGTTCCTAAAAATGACATTAAAGACAAATCTCCAGGAAAAGTTGTAAAAACTGATGGGCAACAGGGGACAGATAGATGGGGAAGGAAACACTATTCTTCTACTATGAGTGGTGATTATGCAAAAAAACATATTTCAAAAGAAAAGGAAGGTGTAATAGATTCTCCAAAAATTCCTAAAAAATATCAAAGTTTATTGTCAGCAAATAGTAGATTTAAGGGGAGAACAAAGACGCAACCAAAGAAAAAATAAAATTTTTTATGAACCCTTTAAAATGGATTAAAAATGTTATGGAGTACTTGACGGAAGAACCAAGTGCTCCTATAGTGGTTGAACCGACTTCAGATCTGAATTCAGAAAAGACTACTATGAACGCAACGACTGAAGATATTGTTTCTTATATAAGAGAATGGTCAATTGAGCGAGTAGCAGATAAAAGTGTTTCGAGAGAGGATGCTCGTGCTGTTCTTGAGGAGTTTTATGAGTGGATTGAACCAGAAGATAAAGAAATAGAAATTTTCTCTCTTGAACCAGAATCTTGACAAAACCTAAATAATTTCATATAATGCTTAAGCAGTTCTTAATAAGACTGCTTTTTTATTATAAGATTTTGAGTGACAACCCTAGAGCCGTGGAAGATGCCCTTCGAGAGAGGTGGTAAACCCCTCTTCTATACGGATGTCGAATTCTATTAAACTTAATGCTACTATCAACAATTGCTACCCTTTCAGTCTTAACTGCGTTTGCTTCACCACTCTTAATACCAGTGAGTGCTCCACCAGTGCCTGAGAA